GTAAGCGATGGGATGCGACCGCATCAGACCGCATACCAAAGCATACCAAAAATGCCGATAGTGTAAGTGTTAGTGATAGTGTAAGTGTAAATGTAAAAAAAGAAATAAAAGGTTTTGTCAAACCCACTATTGAACAACTGAAAGAATATATGAGAGAACAAGGGATGAACGACATCGCAGAGAATTGGCTAAACCATTACGAAGCAAATGGATGGATGGTAGGAAAGAACAAAATGAAAGATTGGAAAGCATCGGTAAGAACTTGGAAGACAAATCAAAAAAATAATTCAGCAAGTCAACAAGTTATTCACAGGAAAGTATTTAATTTGAAGGACTATGAATGAACTGGAAGATTATATACTTGGACAACTTTTGTTCTATGAGCAGACAAGAGCCTTACTTCCAAGAATCAAACACCAATGGTTTGAACAACGACTCCACCGAGAAGTAATTCAGCGGATGTCAGTTGCATATTATGGTAACGAACCTATTGATTACATCTCCTTGACAAAAGGAATGACTCACGAAGATAGAAAGCGTGTTATCTTCATTGGGCAGAATGTGAGCAATGTTGCGAATGTAAGCAGTTACATCCCCAAGTTGGAGGCAAAGTACCTTCACAAAGAATTCATTCAGCAAATCGCTTCTATTGACCTAACAAGTGATTTGAAAGAGTTGCTCACACAAACGCAAAGCATCATTGACAACACCAAGTTCACAACCATCAACGATCCGATATCAATTCACAAGTTGTCAGGTCAAGCCGTTGACAACATAACAAAAGCAATTCAGCGAGGAGATAGGATAACAGGTAAGCAAAGCGGATGGACATCAATTGACCGCATCTTGGGAGGTTGGAACGCTGGTGATTTGATTGTGATGGCTGCTCGTCCCGGACAAGGAAAGACCGCTCTTGCTTTGTCGTTGATGTATGATTTTGGCAAGTTGGAAGGAAAGGGTTTGTTTGTGAGTTTAGAGATGTCATCCGAGCAACTTGCAAAGCGATACTTGTCACTCCTTGTTAATATCCCCAATTGGAAGATTCGCAATGCCAACCTGAAAGAGGTTGAGGTCATCACGCTATGCGACAAGGTGAACAATTCAACGGTTGAGTTCTTTGTTGATGACGATCCAAATTGTACCATTCAGCAAATCAAATCAAAGGCGAAGATTCACAAAGCAAAGCACGGACTTGACCTTCTTGTGATAGATTACATCCAGTTGATAAAAGGAACAAAGCAAAACCGAGAGCAAGAGATTGCCGAGATTAGCCGTAATCTTAAACTATTGGCGAAGGAGTTGCAAATCACCGTCATTGTCCTTGCACAATTATCACGCAAATGCGAGGAGAGAGCAGACAAGAGACCTATGCTATCCGACATTAGGGAGAGTGGAAGTATTGAACAAGATGCAGATGTCGTTATGTTTCCATTCCGACCAGCATACTATTCAGGTGAGAAGGTAGAAGTTGAAGAAGCGGAGGTCATCATCGCAAAGAATCGCCACGGAGAATGTCACACCATTCCAACAACCTTCACTGGTAGTCGGACAATGTACGAGGAGAAGATATGAGAAAGAGATGGAGTAAAGCCGAGAGCGAAGAACTAACCAAGTTGTATCCAACAACATTGGCAAAAGATTTGGCAAAGCATTTTGACTGCAATGTTGCTCAAATTTACAACCGTGCAAACAAACTTGGATTACACAAAGACCAGGAATGGTTGATAAGCTATTACATAGAAAATTACAAAGGTCACGAACGCACCCAATTTCAAAAAGGGATGAAGTCGTGGAATAAAGGAATGAAAGGTTTGCAGATTGGAGGCAAGGAAACACAATTTAAGAAAGGACAAACACCACATAATACCAAACCAATTGGATACCGTTCCTTTCGTGATGGGTACCTGGTAGAAAGGGTGGAGAAAGGATTTGAGTTTGTACATGTCCTTTTGTGGAAACAACACAACGGAGAGATTCCAAAGGGAATGTTTGTCGTGTTCAAAGACAGGAATAAAAATAATATCACAATTGACAATTTAGAAATTATCACGAGGGTAGAGCATATGAGAAGAAATCACATCCAAAATCTACCCGAAGAATTAAAAGAAGTTGTACACTTAAAAAAATCACTAACAAGACAAATAAACTCCTATGGCAAGAAACAAAATTAACGACTTGAGAGATCATCTCTTTGAGGCACTTGAACGATTAAAAGACGGTGACATTGACATCCAAACTGCAAAAGCAATGGCAGATGTCGGACAAGTTATCATCAATTCAGCAAAGATTGAAATTGACTTTATCCGAGCAACTGGATCAAACAAGGATTCCGGGTTCATCAAATTGGGCGAAGGGAATGAGAAACTATGAACCACTACCAGGAAACCCACAACCTAAAGCAAGAGATTCGGAGATTGCGATTGACTATTCAACAACTGCACACATCTCATTCAAACGAAGTCAAGCGATTGAAGAATGAAATACTGCGTCCAAGATGCGATATTAACGACATAGAAGCGGACTGGACGGATGCAATGAGAGTTGCTTGTCAAATTTACGATGTCACCCCTGACCAAATTGTCTCTCTCAACAGGAAGCAACACATCGCCTATGCACGGCACTTGTTTTGCTATTTATGTAGGAAGCATTTGAAGATGACCTTCGCTGGGGTTGGCAACATCCTACATCGGGATCACTCATCAATCATAAACTCCGTAAATGTCTACACCGATTTAATTCACTATGACCGAATCACAAGTCAACATCATTCAAAAGCACTTGCCCTATTGGGTAATTACTTGCAAGAAAGGACTCACGCAGAGCATCTCCATCTACAAGACGGAGGAGGAGTTGTTGAGGTGTAAGAAAAAATACGAAAAAGATGGTTATATTTGTAGTATTGAAAAGAAAATTTGACCAAAGCCGAAATCATAGAGGAACTATCCAAAGCTGATTGGCTCACCCAAGCAACGAGGAATATCGCCAAAGATAGAGAGTTGGCAAGGGAGTTGTATCAATTTTACTTTTTGACATTACTTGAGAAACCCGATGAACAAATTGAGAAAATATACAAAGACGGATACATCCAGTTTTGGTCAATCCGTCTCTTGTATTTGGCTATCAACGGCAACCGGCATCCCTTTGGCAACTCTCGCATATATGACCAGTACGATGTCTATGAGTTGGACTTCGCTGAAGAACCTGACCTACTGCTTGAGCGAGAAGAAGAAGAAACAATTGAACTTGAACGAATCAACAAAATAAACCAAGTAACCGAATCAGCATACTTCTACGAGAAGGAACTCTTCAAGATGTGGTGTTCAGGAATGTCTGCAAGGGCGATCCATAGAAAGACCGACATCAGCGTCCGTGAAGTGTTGAGGGTAGTGAAACTAATGAAAGAACGATGTACACAGAAATAATTGGGATAGCGTGTTTATCCATCATCATTGTCAACTTTGGCAAACCAGCGGACATCCTAAAGCGATGGAAGTATGGAAATGACTTGTCTAAATGGAAGCGAATGAAACCACTTGATTGTGCTTTCTGCTTATCGTGGTGGATGGGTGTTGCTTATTTTGTACACCAATATGGACTTGTTGGTATCTTGTACGCATCCATTTCCACCGTCATCGTTGCACTTTTAGAGACTAAAATATGACCAACATAGAATTCATCCTATCCCTTCAACCACTATTTGACAAGTGGAAGCAAACCCAAGTGTTCCAACCAACGGCAGAACAAGCCAACCAATTGAATGCGGTTCATCGTGAGATATTTGGACGCAACTTACCAAATTGTTCTACCTGTGTGACGGAAGCACTCCACTCACTTTTGATTTGGGCGAACCAGCAACAAGACGCACTCACCAAAGCACAACTTGCGGACGATGAGCAGAAACCAAAGAGGAGAAGAAAGAATGAGAGCAACCCTTGAATTCATACTCCCTGAAGAACAAGAGCAGTTTGAAGATGCTTCCAACGGTTGGAAGTGGTCTCACGCTATGTGGCAACTGGATCAATACTTGAGGGCAAAGGTCAAGTATGCAAGTGATGACGCATCCGAGGAATCAATCAACGCATTCCAAGAGACAAGAAATGAGTTGCACCGCATATTGAATGAAGAGAATTTAGAGATGAGATGAAGAAACACACGATGACATACTTGAATCATTTTGGATATGACATAAGTGACTTCATTCCTTGCGAGGTATGTGGAACGAGTGCTGTTGACATCCATCACATAGAAGCGAGGGGAATGGGAGGGAGTAAGGAAGCCGACAACATAGAAAATCTCCAAGCATTGTGCAGAGCCTGTCATACAAAGTTTGGGGATCAAAAGCAATTCAAGGACTTCTTAAAATGTAAACACGCTGAACGCTTGAAAATGTGAAGCAAATGTGAAAATTATGGCGAACGAAGAAAACTTGAAACCATTCAAAAAGGGCGAGGATGAGAGAAGAATCGGCAATGGAAGACCGAAGAAACTTATCACGCAAATGAAAGAGATTGGCTACACCAAGAGTCAGGTGGAAGACACGATGTTGTCAATGCTCTCACTATCACGCAAGGAGTTGGAGAAGATAGACCGAGGGGAGGAGTACACCATAATGGAACGCACCATCGCTGGAGCATTGCTGAAGGGACACGACAAAAACTCACTCTTCAACTTGGAGATGCTCTTGACACGCTCACAGGGCAAACCAAAAGAAACAATTGACCAAACTATAGAATCCAAGAATTTCACAATAACTTTGAATTTAGACAATGACAACTTATCTCGGTAACGGATGGGAGAATGAGTATGGACTCAACCTATCAATCAACATCAACAAATTAAACGAAGCCATCAAGAGTGGCGAACTTGTGGTCAACCAATACGGTGATGTCCGTGTGAACTGCAATCGTATGAAAGCACCACACGAGAAGAGCAAAGCAACCCATTCACTTTCAGTTCCCAAACCACGATGAAAAAAACTTGGCGAGGACTTGATGTCTACCCACCAACGGACGAGGATTTGAAGTTGGTTCACACCACTCAAGGTGAAATCACTCTCGCTCGTTATATGGACGATATGTGGATTTGTGAGTACACCAACCGATACCTGACAATTGTTTATTGGATGCCTATCCCAATTTTGCCAAATGAATGAGAGTCATTCAGTCAGGACATATCGGTGATTTGATTTATTCTCTTTCCGCAACAAAGAAAGCATCGGAGTTGCACGGAGAGAAGATTGACCTTCACATCGGATTTCGTGAACCAAATGGCACACCCAATCATCCCGGTGGTGGTTATTGTATGAACCCAATTTCATACGCTTACATCAAACCATTGCTTGAGTTCCAACCATACATACAAAGTGTGCAGATGAACGCTCACCCCGACATTGTATATGACTTTGACATATTCCGAAGGCACGGACTCAACTTGAGTGCTGGGGACTTGAGAAGAAACCATTTCTTTGTGTATCCCGAACTGACTTGTGACTTGACTCAACCTTGTGTGATTGCACCTGAACCGATTGAAGAACTCAAGGACACAATCCTTTTGAATTTTAGCACACGCTACCGCAACAACGATATAAACTACAAATCGCTCAAGAATCACAAGTGCATCTTCTTTGGATATGAAGAGGAATATCACGCATTCTGCTCACGCTTCCAGTTAGATTGTGAACACCTGAAGGTGAGAGATGCTTTGTCATTGGCACAGGTCATCAACTCGGTGAAGTTGGTGATTGGGAATCAGTCATCTACCTTTGCACTTGCAGAGCAAATGAAAGTCAACCGAATGCTTGAGTCGTACCACAATTGTCCGAATGTGATTCCGATGGGAGGAGTCGCTTATGACTACAACAAGACCTATACCTTTGAAAAGATACTAAATGAACTTATTGATACTAACTGATGGAATGAATGGTGTGGTTTATCACCGCATCTATACACCCCACCTACGGATGCAGTTGGATGGACAAGCGACAATTGATGTTTGCCAATCGCAAGAGGAATGGATGACGGTTGACTTCTCCAAATATGACCTTGTTGTTTTCTCACGATGGTTGGGCAAATACCAATACGATGTACTCAAGCGGATCGCTGACGCTGGGAAACCCTATGTGATAGATGTTGATGACTATTGGGTACTCCCAAAATATAACCCGGCATATTGGGCATACAGGAAGGGCATCAAGAACGCCATCAAGGACGCAATCCACTACGCTGATGCAGTCATCACCACAACACCGATGTTGGCAAAGGAGGTGAGAACCATCAATGAGAATGTCTATGTCGTACCAAACTGCCTTGACCTGACACACAACCAATGGTCGCAACCAAAGGAAAAGAATGAGACGGTCAAGATTGGATGGGTTGGCGGTATAACTCACGAGGAGGATTTGAAGCTCATCGCTGATGACATCAACGCTATGGATGTGGAGTTCTACATCGTTGGTTACACTCCGAGCGACCATTGGAATAACATCGTCAAACTGATTCCGAAGGCGAAGGTCGTTGAAGGAACATCAGTTTGGGAATATGGAGAGGTCTATAAGCACTTTGACTTTGTACTTGCACCCCTTCAGGACAACCATTTCAACCAATGCAAGAGTGAACTGAAGATTGTGGAAGCCGCAGCGTATAGCATTCCTATCATCTGCTCTGCCGTGTTCCCTTATCTCTACCACACATCAAACGATGGGGTTATATTCACCAACCAAAATAATTGGAGAGCATCTATTGAGAAACTCATTGACGCTGGTCATTCGGTTCGCCAATCTATGGGACGGAGCAACTTTGACTATTGCAACACATATCACAATTTGGAACTGCACAACCTGACTCGGTTGGCGGTTTATGATAAACTATGCAAATAACCTACAAGCGACCATATGTGACCAGTTACCAACAAGCCATCCTTGATTGTGAGGAGAGGTTCACGATAACTGCTGCGAGTACAAAGACCGGGAAGACTGCATCACATATCATATGGTTGTTTGAACAGGCACTCAAATGCAAGGAAGGACAATCCGTTTGGTGGGTTGCACCTGTATACCAACAAGCGGAGATAGCATTCCGAAGGATGAAAACGCAAGTCAATGACCGGGACTTCTTCCAAAGCAATGAAACCAAGTTACTGCTCACGCTTCCAACAGGATCCCGAATAGAGTTCAAGTCAGGAGAGAAACCCGATAACTTGTATGGTGATGATGTCTATGCTGCCGTCATTGATGAGGCATCTCGTATGCGTGAGGAGTCGTGGTATGCGATGCGTTCAACACTAACTGCCACACAAGGCAAATGCAAACTGATTGGGAATGTCAAAGGCAAGAAGAATTGGTTCTACAAGTTAGGGGAGAGGGCAAGAAGTGGAGAGAGTGACTATCGCTATTTTAAGATTACGGCATATGATGCGGTCAAGGAGGGGATTCTCAAACTTGAGGAGGTAGAACAAGCAAAGCGTGACCTTCCTGAAAATGTCTTCAACGAGTTATACTTGGCAGAACCAGCGGATGACAAGACAAACCCATTTGGAATTGACAACATTCGCAGATGCTACCGACCTATCACAAATGGGACGGTTGTCGCTTGGGGAATTGACCTTGCAAAATACTCGGATTATACCGTCATTGTGGGAATGGATGCCAATAATTGTGTGGCATATTGTGACCGATTCCAAGCGGATTGGGGGATAACACAAGAGAGAATCATTCGGTTGATTGGAAACACTCCAGCGTTCATTGACTCAACCGGTGTGGGCGATCCTATCGTGGAGCAAATCCAAAGAGTATGTCAAAGAGTTAAGGGGTTCAAGTTTACATCCCAATCAAAGCAACAACTCATTGAAGGACTCGTTCTCTCCGTTCAGCAGAACTCGGTCTACTTTCCCGAAGAACCAATCGGAAGCGAGATGGAGAACTTTGAGTTTGAATACACACGAACAGGTGTAAGATACACAGCACCACAAGGACTCCACGATGATTGCGTGATGGCGTTGGCATTGGCGGTTGATTGCAAGGCACACAACAGACCCGGAACTTTTTACTTTGCATAATATGAAATGGAATAACATAAGCATTTACCAACTGCAAGAGATACACTCTTGTCGTGATATGTCTCACATTGAGAAAACGATGAACACTCTTGCCATCGTCAACGATTGGTCAATGGATAAGGTTGAGTCAATGCCAATTGATGAGCTGACAACTGAACTCAAGAAGTTGGAGTTCTTAAACACTCTCCCAACTGATAAGGTGAGTTTCTCATTCCGACATCGTGGAAGGAGATGGAAGTTAGCCAAAACAACTAACGAGATTTGTGGTCACCACTTCATTGAACTGCAACAAGTCTTCAATGGAGATATGATTGAGTCGCTCCATAAGGTGATGGCGTTGCTCTCCTACGAGGTTGACTTCTTGGGTAGGACAAAGAAGGTGACGGATGCACAAGCGAACTACCAAGAGAAGTGCGAATTGTTCCTATCCCTTCCAGTTACTTATGCCTATTCGTACGCAGTTTTTTTTTCGGCAGTTTATCCCAAACTATTGGAAACTATCCTAACCTATTTGAAGGAGGAGATGAACCAATTGAGCAAGGAAGCGTAAGTCCAATTGCGTGGCTGGAGTTAGTTGACAAGATAGTCAAAGGAGATAGAACAAAGTGGGACGCTATCTTGCAGATGCCGTTGATAGAGTTCCTCAATACAATCGCATTCTACAAAGCCAAGACCAAAGAGAGGCAGAAACGATTGGAGCAATCCGCAGCGAAGGGATTCAATGCCTATGTTGTGGCTTGTTTGAATGAGATGTTGTAACAAATAGCGATGTAAATTTGTTACAATATAACTTGCCATAAAAGGGACAAAAGCATATGGTTTTGGTTGTTATATGACACCTTAAAGTTGAATTTATCCGTCACAAACTAAACCTATAGGTTGACAATATATTGGGTAAACTACCACAAATTCGGTGTAATCAACCATTTAATTGTGCATTTGGGACGCATCAACTGAACCGCTATTTTCTATCGTGGCACTATCAATCACACAACAACCAAACGAATACGCCCCAGCGTACAATGATACTAACTTTGTAATTACGGAGTCATCAGGTGGAATCTACACAAAGGACAATTTCAAGTTCATTGCAGAGGTCAAGCAGAACACAACATCTCTCGCCAAACTCAAAGCACCAATCTACTACGGAAGCACCAATAAAGGAGTGTTCAACATTGGACGCATCCTTGAGAACTATGTCTCATACGATTGGAACTACAACGATACTGCGGCAAGTGGTTGCACAAGTTCAATAATGGACTACAAGGTGGAGTTTGGTTATGAGTATTCTGCAAGTGCTACAGGATCCGTTGTTGAGTACACCAATTTGACATCCGCAACTGGAAGCGTTTGGAATGCTGCGTTAAATCCAATTGACTTGGTCAACTACAATGGTCAATACACAATGGATGGCAACGGATTATTTTTGACACCTATCCGTAGCAAGACTATCCACCGCACTCAAAAGGATTGGCTCTATGCTATCCGCAACACGGCAACAACTGCCCTTGTGACTTACTCGGACGCATCCACACAAACAATCAACCTACCATCATCAAAGGTCGTACGCATTCCATCAGGTAGTCAGTTGACAATCCCAAGCGGTGCGACATACTACGACATTCAGTTGAAGTTGAGCAGTACCGTATTGTCCGAAACCTACCGAGTGAACATCATTGATGAGTGTAGTAAATACGACACAACTGATTTGTTCTTCTTGAACTCTCTCGGAGGGTTTGACTCATTCCGATTCAACAAGGTGAGGAGAGACACATACGATATCCAACGAAAGCAATTCAAATCCAATCCTTACACATTGAGTGCATCATACGGATACACAACATCAGCATTCAAGCAAAAGACATATGACACCAATATGACTCACAAGGTTAAGTTGTTCAGCAATTGGATAACTGAAGCCGAGAGCCAATGGTTGTTGGATTTATTCACATCCCCTGTGGTGTACGCTTACGATGGGACATTGGTTGCGGTGAATATAGACGCAAATACCTACGAAGTCAAGAAGCACATTCAAGACAATGCGTTCTTCATTGAGCTGGATATGTCGTACTCCTTTGAATCAAAACGCCAACGCCAATGATAGAAATTCTCGTTGATGGGCAACCTTTGGACATCCTCCAAAACCCAAACATATTTATCACACGATCCATTGCAGACATCCGTGAACCTGAATCACGAGAGTCGGAGTGGTCAAAGACAATTGAGATTCCCGGAACTGCCAACAACAACAAGATATTTTCTCACTTGTTTGAGGTAGAGCAGACCGTTTATGGCACATCTTTCAACCCAAATATCAAAGCGGATTGCATTATTTATGCTGACGGAGTTGAGCAGTTGAGAGGATTCTTGAGATTGCTGTCCATCAAGGTTGATGACTCAACACATATCACCTATGAGGTAACTTGCCACGGACAATCAGCGGATTTCTTCACGACTATCGCAGAACGAAAACTGAACCAATTAGATTTCACCGAGTACAACCACACTTTGTCAAGTGGAAACATCATTGATTCTTGGTCAAATCAAATCTACAAGAACGGGAGTCCTCAAGCATTTGCATATGGCGATGGTTATATGTACGCTATGATTGACAAAGGGCATCCGACAAATATCTCAATTTGGGATGCAAGTCAATTTACTCCTTCGCTTTATGCCAAGACCGTAGTTGACAAAATCTTTACTAATGCTGGGTTCACATACACAAACGATTCATTCTTCAATTCGGATAGGTTCAAACGCTTGGTCATTCCAGCACCATCATCGCTGACTGCCAACGCTGCAACATTAGAGTCACGCAGATTCAAAGCATCACGCACAACATCCGCACAATCGCTTGACCTGAACTCAATCCTCATATTTCAAAACGATTCCACATCGGGCAACTACGACAATGGCAATAACTACAACAACACAACCGGTCAATACACCGCACCAGTCGGAGGAAGTTATGTCTTTGACTTGGACTTGTCCATCAATTACGCATCCACAGGATACACGCCAACCTATCAAGAAGACATTTGGTTGGTATTTGGATTGTATGTCAATGGAGTATTGAAACAAACAAGCACGGTGACAGTTGACTTTGGTTCACCATCATTCAATGTTCAATTATACTTCACACCACTTGCAGTCTTTGGAAGCAATATAATTGACATCCGCTTGGCTCAAGTATGGGATCAAGCCAATTTACACAATCTAACAAATTCGGAATTTCAGGTTGACATCGGAGTTGGCTCAAATATGGAGAGCAACCAATCCGCATACACTTATGGCTATGGCGAGACGGTTGATTTTTCTGCATTCCTTAACTCCGAAGTAAAGCAAAGCGAGATGCTGATGTCGTTTGTCAAGATGTTTAATTTGTACATTGAACCCGACAAGGACAACCCAAAGATGTTGCGTTGTGTTCCACGAGATGACTTTTACAATGGTGACAATGTTGATTGGACTGCCAAACTTGACTATTCTCAACCTGTGGAGATTGTGCCAATGGGAGAACTTGAAGCCAATCCGTATGTGTTCCAATACAAGGAGGGGAAAGATGATGCAAATGTATTGTATCAAGAATCCTATCAATCAACCTACGGAAGTCGCACATACAAAATTGACAACCAGTTCATCAAGAACGAAAAGAAGATTCAAATTGCCTTCACGCCTACACAAGTAAACTCTTACAACAACCAAAAGAACTTTGTCTTGTCGTATGTCCCCAACTACCAAGACGGTGACTTGAGGATATTATATTTTGGTGGTGTGGTTAGTCGTGTCAATTGGATGCTATACGCACAATATGCTGGTGTTGGTTTAAACTATCAAAACCGCTATTCAATCCCTTTGACAATTCACTTGGATTCAATCAGCAATCCAACCTTTGACATCAACTTTGGAATGCCAAGAGAGATTGGTCTTGGTGCTGGGTATAAGTACACCAACTCAAACCTTGTCAACAATTATTATTATCGCTTTTTGAGTGAGATTACAGGATCCAATTCCAAGTTGTTGAGAGGATACTTCCGCATCACTCCAAAGGATTGGCTGAACTTGTCATTCTCGGATGCGTACTTCTTTGAGGGTCAGTATTGGAGATTAAATCAAATCGTTGACTACAACCCCATTGAAGATGGAGTGTATTTATGTGAGTTCTTGTTGGCACAATTTATTGAACCAGCGACCATTGTACAAAAGACAATCGGTGCTGGAACTGCGGGTCAAACCGATGCAGAGTCCGACATCTATCCCGGTGGAGATATCCCAATCAAACCCGGCATCAAAGGTGTAACCGTTGGCGTGAGTCAAGGCGGTGGAGGAATAATGCAAGGTGATGGAATAATTCAAAACAATAATGTTACCGATAGTTTTGCAGTTGTATCAAAGAACACAACATTTCAAGCTGGGACTGATGGAAGTGGTGCGATTGTATGTAATGACTTTGTAATTACAAAACCCGATACGCTCTATATTGGAAATTATGAGATGTATCCTACATTCTTGAGTGGTGGAAATGTCAAGACGATTACTGCAAATTACACGGCAACCAAAGATGACTATTTGTTTTTAGTTGATACAACTGCTGGAAGCGTCACAATTACTTTCCCAAATCCAAGTGGGTTGAGTGGAAAAACATTCATTGTCAAGAAGATTACATCAGGAAACCAAGTGACTATAGACACAACAGGAACTGCAAAAATTGATGGCAACGACACACACACCCAAAATTCACAATGGTCAGCACATACTTTTGTGACTGATGGAACAGATTACTTTATAACTGGACAACACTAATATGGCACTAACGGCAGCGATAGACCTAACGGTCAAAAAACCTGACTTCAAGTCAATGAAGGCAGAAATCAGAGAGTTAACCATTGCAGCACAACAAGCGGTGATGCAATTCGGGGAGTTTTCACCTGAAGCAATCAAGGCAGAACAAGCACTCGCAGAAGCTCGTGACCGAATGGATGACTTCAATGACCGAGTTGCAGCAGTAAACCCTGACAAGTTTGCTCAAATTAACACGGTTGTTCAAGGTGTTGTTCGTGGATTCCAAGCAGCACAAGGAGCGATGGCTCTCTTTGGAAACGAAAGCGAGGACTTGCAGAAGACAATGGTCAAGTTGCAAGGTGCTATGGCATTGGCTGAAGGACTTGAAGGACTCGGAAAGGTTCAGCAACAATTTGGAGCATTAGCCAATACCATCAAAACTCGTGTTGTAACTGCGTTCAGTACCTTGAGGGGTGCAATTATGGCAACTGGAATCGGGGCATTGGCAATTGCATTGGGATATGTTGCGACAAACTTTGACAAAGTAAGTCAAGCGGTATTGAAATTCATTCCCGGACTCGCTCAAGTTGGAAAGATTATTGGTAATTTGGTTCAAAGGTTTACGGATTTCATTGGTGTAACATCAGCAGCAGAAAGGTCATACAAGGCATTCTCTAAATCCATCACCACAACCAACGAAGAGATTCAAGGTCAAATTGATTTGCTATCCGTTCAGGGAAACAAAGAACTTGAAATCTTTGAACTCCGAAAGAAAATCATCAATAACCAGTTAAAATTGATTGCAAGAAGAAAAGAGTTAGGCGTTAAATTGACCGAAGATGAACTTGAAGAGGAAGCAAGATTGTATCGTGAATTGAACAATAAATTGACTGTAATTGATGCAGAGCGTGACAAATATGTAGCAGATAAAGCAAAAGAGGCTGAAGAAAAACGCAAGGAACATCTCAAGAGATTGCAAGATTTAGACAATCAAATTCAAGACGAACAACGCAAAAAGAGAATCATTAACGCAAAGGATGAATACGATAGATTAGGAGCAGAGCAAGTTGGGCAAATTGAACAATTGTCAAGATGGTATGCGGAACAAATTGCAATGGCAAAAGGCAATGACGATGAGATTCAAAAGATTGACAAATTGTATGCAGAGAAAGCACTTGCAAATGAGGCAGAGTTTAACCAGCGAAGAGTTGAACTGAATAGAAAAGCGGATCAACAAATAATGGACGCCAAATTGTCAATGGCAAAAAGCACCGTTGACGGCTTGACTTCGTTGAACACCATCTTGACAAACGAGGAGAAGAAAAGAGAGAACATTCAAAAGGGGATTGCATTGGTAGAGATTGCCATTGATAGTGCAGTTGCTTTTTCGGGTTTGAATGCTGAATCTGCACAAGCATCAGCAAAGGTGGCTGGTATTCTCGGACCGGCAACTCCGCTATTCACCGCAGCGTATTATGCACAAGGTGTTGCAAGGATTTTGGCGAATGTCGCAAAGGCTAAACAAATACTTTCGGGCGGTAGTGGTCAAGGTCAAATGGTAGGAGGTACGCCAATCGGCATCAATCCAACAACTATCACTTCATCAACACTTCCAACCGAAACAGGCATAGGATTCCCAACAAGAGTATTTGTGACCGAAGGAGACATCTCACGCACACAAGCAAGGGTCGGAAACACCAAAAGAGTGTCCGTTGTAAAATAATGCTATTTGAATAGGATGAAACTACCAGTTTACAAATTAGACATCAACGAGTGGGACGAGGAAACAGGTATTGACTTTGTCTCTCTCGTTGAATCTCCAGCCATACAAAAAGACTTTCTCGCTTTTAACCAAGAGTTTGTTGAACCAAACCCAAATGAGAGTGAGGATGAGTTCATCAGTCGTTGTGTATCGGTATTGATTAACGAAGGCAAAGACAACGAACAAGCGGTTGCAATTTGTTACTCATTATGGGAGCAAAAACAAGCCTTTGCAAAAATATCCTATGATTGGGATGGAGTTGGTTCAACTGCTGAAGGCAAACAAGCAATACTTAATTCAATAGCAAATGGCGATGAGGTATTCATCATTTCCGCTCGTGATTCCAAAGAGAACATCAACATTGATATTCCGAGTGACCACATCTTTGCAACTGGATCAAATCAAGCCAAAATAGAGAAAATCAAAGAACTTGGGATTGCCAAGCATTACGACAACAACCCTGATGTTGTCAAAGCACTTGGCTCAAAAGGTCAAAAGTTTACATTTCAAAACGACTATCCACAAGCAGCAATTGACAATGCCATCCGTGGAATGGAATTAAATGACAAGGTCAACAATAAATGTGCTACATTGATAGGAAAAGCAAGAGCAAATCAACTTGCCAACCGTGAGAACTTGTCAATGGAGACCATCCAAAGAACATACTCTTATTTGAGTCGTGCGAAGGAATACTACAACCCCGATGATACCGAAGCGTGTGGAACAATCTCCTACCTGTTATGGGGTGGAGAAGAAATGCTCCGTTGGTGCGAAAGAATGCTGAAGGTAGAAGGTCAAAAGTTTGCCATCCAAGATGAGGAGAAGCGAATCGTAACTGGAGCAGCAATGATTGCCGACCTACCCATCTATCGCAGAGATGATATCCGTGGTGAATACTATGTCGTTTTTGACAAGGAGAGCATCTTCAAGATTGCCAAGAAATGGGCAAGGTCAAACAAATACGATGCAGTCAACGCACATCACCGCACACCCATAATGGATGGAGTAAGTTTGTTTGAGTCTTACATCATTGACAGGGAAAGAGGAGTGATGCCACCAAAAGGATTTGAGGAGGTTGCTGATGGATCGTGGTTTGTCTCTTACTTGGTAGACAATGACGATGTATGGGCAAGAGTCAAAGATGGCGAGTTCAAAGGCTTCTCCGTTGAGGGAGTTTTTGACTTTCCTGAAGACAAAGATGAGCAATTACTTGAGGCTTTGAAAGAAGTCCTTTCCAAGTGGAATGGCAAATAAAATTGCAACACGAAAACACAAACTCTAATTTTATACAAATGAACGCAAAAGAAACATTGAAAGAAATCCGCACGATGTTGGGATTTTCGGACGAAGAAGTCAAAGTTGAGATGGCAACTGCTACCTTAACTGATGGCACAATCATTGAATGGGAAGGCGATTTGGCGGTAGGTACTGCCGTATTCGTTCAAACCGCTGAAGGTAACATTCCAGCACCTGATGCAACTCACGAGGTTGAGGGTGGTATGTTGGTGACAACCGTTGGTGGTTTCGTAACTGAAATCGTTGAACCCGAAGTTGAAGTTGAAATTGAGGCTGAAGAGTTCGCAACCGTATCTGCATTCAACGACACCGTTTCCAAGTTGGAATCTGCCATCGCTGAATTGTCCGCAAAGGTTGAGTCATTGACTGCATCAAACATCAAACACAAAGAAGCTATGAGCAAAGCTATTGACCTGATTGAAAAGGTTGCTGACTTGCCAAGCGAAGAACCCTTGAAAGCACCTGTATCTACCAAAAAGAACGACCGCTTTGAAGCACTTAAAAAATTCAAAAACTCTATAAACAAATAAAACTATGTCATTTAATGTAAGTTCACTCGCTAACTACACCAATGAGCAGTCAACTGACTTGTTGGTAAAAGCATTGTTCGGAAGCAAGACTTCCTCAACTTTGCAATCTGCTAACCAAGTTCAAGTAGGTGTTAAATCAGCATCAGCCTTGAACATTCTTGCTTCAACCGTTTTCTTCCAAGCCGATGGTTGTGGTTACAACCCATCAGGAACAACTGCCTTCACTCAAAGAAACATCACCGTAGGTGCTGTGAAAGTTGAAGAAACTTTGTGTCCAAAAACTTTGGAAGCCAAATGGATGCAAACCCAAATTATGCCGGGTTCACCAACAATGGTTCCTTTTGAAGAGCAAATCGGTGCTGAAAAGGCTGCCGTTATCGCACAAACTTTGGAAACTGCCATTTGGCAAGGTGACACTGCAAGTGGCAACCCTAACTTGAGTCGCTTTGATGGTTTCAACAAAATCATCGCTGCTGCTTCTCCAGTATTGGCAAACTCTGCTCCAACAACTTTCACTTCAATCACCGCTGCAAACATTGACGATATCTTGGATCAAGTGTACGCTAACATCCCAGCTGCCGTTGCTCAAAAGGATGACTTGGTTTGCTTCTTGGGAATTGATGCCTACAAGTTGATGTTGGTTAACTTGAAGAACGCTAACTTGTTCCACTATGTGGGCGATGCTGCAACTACTATGGAAATGGTTTACCCCGGTTCTAATATGAAGTTGATTGCCGTAGGTGGTTTGAACGGAACTAACAAGATTGTTGCTGGTTCTTTGAGCAACTTCTTTATGGGAACTGACTTGATTGACGAGCAAGAAGAAGTGAAGATGTGGTACTCACAGGATAACGATGAAGTTCGTGTTCGCTTCACTTTCAAAGCTGGTGTTCAGGTTGCTTTCCCCGGAGAAATCGTTTACTTCACCCTCTAATCCATTAAGATATGCCTTGTTTACTAACTTCAGGATTTAGCCTTGACTGCAAAGATGCGGTTGGAGGTATCAAAAGCATCCACTTGATTAACTGGGCAACTTCAGGATTCACCGTTGCAAGTGGAGAAGTTACCGCAACAAGCGTTGCGAGTGGTAGTGTTTACACTTACGAACTTCCCAAAGCAACCGGATCAATGGTAATCACCACAAATGTGAGTGTTGAAAATGGCACATCCTTCAACCAGTCGGATGTCGCTTTCAAACTTCGCAGATTGTCCACCACAAAAAGAAATGAAATGAAATTGTTGGCACAAGGCAGATGTTTCTGCATCGTGAGAAACAACAACGATGAGTATTTCTTGGTAGGTAAGGAGTACGGATGTGATGTGACCGCTATGGTTGCAAACACAGGTACTGCGATGGGTGATTCAAATGGATATGAGGTTACCTTGTCAGCGATTGAAGCGGAAGCACCTTACAAATTGCAGAGTTCAGTTGTTACCGCTTTAGGTATCTAATTGGTTCTTGATTCATAGGAAAAAGAGGGAGGGCAAATGCTCTCCCTTTTTTGTTACATTAAAAGTTCACCGCTATTTTGTAGAGATGTTGGTAATTGAAAAAGCAGAATCAAAGAATTGGTATTTAACGCTCACGGAAAAGGTGACGATTGCCAATCCATACTTCTTGTTTAATATGACGCATCTGCTGACTGACCAAGTTGTCAATGTCATATTGACTGATATTTCTGCATTCAAAGAAAGATACAATCAGTTTGCAGTTACCGAAGGAGCAACATTCACGCTATTAAATGGCGAGTACGAGTACAAAGTATATGCACAAACATCGGCAGTCAACACAAACCCTGACCTTGCAAATGAGCTTGTTGAAACAGGGATTCTTAAATGTCAACTTGTTGAACAACCCGAAGTGTTCTATTCACCAGCGTGAACAAGCAACACAACATACTACCCACATCCCCTGTTGATGTTTTCTTTGGTTTAGCAACTCAAGAAGGTGATTTGTTGTTGACGCAAGATTCATTTCATCTTGGTTTTGATGGAATTGCTTTCATTGATTCCAAAGAGTATGTTCCTACGCTTGTTTCAAAGCAATCTAATCGCACTTTGACAAGCAAGGTATACAAACCTTCGCTGACATCCAAGAAAGTTGATTACACGCTAAATTTGAAAACCTATGTTTTTCAAGAAAGCAAGAAGCAAAGAAACATTACTCAGAGTGAGAAGAGTTATGTTCCAACGATCCAAGCAAAACAAAACACACCGACAATATCTGCAAAGAGTTACACTCCCGGATTGAGTGAGACAATCATTCAAGACAACTTTGACTTTTTAATTACGCAAGATTTAGCGTATTTGACAACTCAAGATGGTGATTACATCGGATTTGACAAGATATTTATTGGCTATTTACTATCACAAAACAATGATTTCTTGAGAAGTCAAGACGGCAACTTTTTAGAATTATGAGCAACAAGAGAATAACTGACTTAACCGAATTAACAACCCCGACAACGGACGATGTGTTTCCTGTTGTGGACATAGCAACAAACACCACAACCAAAGTTCAGTTGGGAAATCTTCCTGTACCTACATCGGTGACAACTGCTCTTGCTACAAAGGAGAACACAATCACACCGGGAACAACTGCTCAATACTATCGTGGTGACAAGTCATTCCAAACGCTTGACAAAACTGCGGTAGGTTTAGGCAATGTTGACAATACATCGGATGCAAACAAACCTGTTTCAACTGCTACACAAACGGCATTAAACGCCAAACAAGACACCCTTGTCAGCGGAACAAACCTCAAG